AGCCGCCGCCTGCCGGGGGTCAGCCCAGCACGCCTCGTGCCGCCATCACGTCACCCTCCTAGACCGTGGGTCCTCCTGACGCAGTGGCGGTTGTGCTTCTTCCGCTTCTTGACCAAGTCTGGAGGAGGCTTGGGGTGGTCCTCGTGGTACCTGGCCCACCGCTCCCGGCCCCGCTCGCTGAGGGTCGCGCGGGTCTCCGGGCTGAACGGCTTCCTACCCCTCGACTTCTTCACCCGACCAGGTCCAGCCACGCGGCGATGGCGAACGCCGCGACGAGGACGATGATGAGGATCAGCAGCGCTCGGTTGCTCACTTCGCAGGCTTCCTGGCCTCTATGAGCTTCATCGACTCCACGTAGGCCCGCTGGGCCTGCCTGACGCCGCGGGTGACCCGCTCAGGTTGGCCGCTCTCGTCCTTCATCCAAGTCAAGAACAGGTGGATCACCTGCTGGCTGTAGGCGGTCTCGACGGCGATGCGGTCGAGCTCAGTTATCCTGTCCTCGTACTGAGGAGGCACTTCGAACGGAAGCAGAGGTGGCGCCGCCTTGTCCGGGACCAGAGCCAGGACCAGGACGGAGACGATCAGCGCGGCTCCGACCCACAGGCGCGCCACGTCGGTCACCTCGGCAGCAGCACCGGGTAGGTCACCTCGACCTCGTCGTCGGTGCCCAGTCCCAGCGCCTCCATCAGGCCGGGCGACAGGTCAGCCGCGCGGTCAGTGTCGCCGTGCGGCCCCCAGTCGGCCGGCCAGGCCAGGGCCGTCTTGCCGCCGGCGCTGACGGCGGCGAGGTAGCCCCGCTGCGCCAGCATCTCCTTCGGGGTCTCGTCGTAGTCCCACCGGCAGGCGACGTAGAAGGTGTCCGGGTTCAGGCGGCGCGCCAGGCCCGTGGTCCCCGCCGGCTGCTCGTCGAGGAACAGGTGGGGCGCGTCGTCGTACTCGTACAGGAACGCCAGGCCCTCGCTCGGGCTGACGCCCTCGTCGTCAGGCCCGCCGAACCAGCTGCACTTGCCGGCGAAGCGAGCTGCGGCCTCGCCGCCGGCTGGCGGCGCGGGCTGCTCGACCTCCGGCGGCCGCTCCTCGCCCACCGAGGCGATGGCCATGCAGATCGCGTCGAAGTGGGTGTTGTAGTTCTTGGCGTCAGACGCCGAGTCGACGAAGCACGTCTCGATCAAGATCGCCGGCTCCTCCGTGCCGTTGAGGAAGGCCAGGTCGGTCCGCTTCTTGGGGCCGCGGTCGATGAAGTGGCCTGCCGCCGCGATGGCCGCGCTGACCTGCTCGGCCAGGCTGGCCTGGGTCAGGTACAGGACCTCGCAGCCCATCGGCTCCGGCGTCATGATGTACGCGTTGAAGTGGACCGAGACGTCGAGGTCCCTGGTCTGCGAGTTGTGGTAGTCCACGATGGTGTCCAGGTTCTCCGACTGGGTCACGCTGGTGTTGTCGTGGAAGGTCTCGACCTGGTGGCCGGCCTCCCGCAGGTAGTCCGCCACGACGGTGACCACCCGCCTGGCCTCGTCCACCTCGTCGAGGTAGCCGCTGGCCCCGCGGACGTACTTGCCGTGGCCGCTCGAGATGACGATCTTGGCCATGGGCTCCTCCCTCAGTGGCTGATCCACGCGTTGCCGTTCCCGGCGGTGTTCGCTGGCGGGGTCAGCTTGGACGGCGTCAGCGTGGCCCCGGACGCGTCGCAGTTCCCGCCGTCCATGCACACGACGTCGTAGGTGCCGTTCCCGGTGAAGTTGGCAGCTCCCCCGCAGGCGGCGTAGCCGGCCGAGTTCCTGAGGCCAGCGCCCTGTGGGTTGGCCCCGTTGTTGCCGTTGTAGTGGAAGAGGGCGCCGTTGACCCAGGCAGACGAGCTGCCAGTCATGTACAGGCCGTTGTTCTGGTTGCCCTGGAACACGCACACCGCCGGGCCGTTCTCCTGAAGGTTGGCCGCGTTGAGGTAGACCCCGTCGCCGCCGTTCACGTTGGTGTAGACCCTGCCGCTGCCCCCGCTCGGTGAGTTGGAGATGGTCCCGCCCAGAGCGCTGATCCCGGCGCCGGCGTGAGAGACGCTGATGATGTCCCCGACGTGACCGATGAAGCCGCCCCACAGCACGATGCCAGTGTGGAGGCAGAACACGCAGCAGAACGCTGGGCCTCCTCTGATCTCCACGTCGCAGTCCAGGGCCACCAGGCCGTACTGACCGAAACCGAAGCACGTCGTCACCTCGATGTACGTGTCAGCGTAGGCCACGATGCCGGTGGCACTGGTCTGATCTGACTGGCCAGCAGGGAGGCTCGGCGGGTTAGACTGGCTCCCGGTGATCAGGAGCTGGCTTATGGTCAAACCAGAGCCGTAGTTGACGAAGCCCTGACTGCCGTTGGAGAAGATCAGCTCAGTGGCGAAGCAGCCGTTGTGCAGCGGGCTCAGCTGCTGGTAGTCGTACGTCCCGTCTGACGCGTTGTGGGGGCCAGTGTACGAGAACATGTTCGGCGTGGGCGCCGCACCGGCCAGAGGCTGACCGATGATGGTGACCCTGTTCGAGTTCGGGTGGCGGACCTCAATCGGTGCGGTATAGGTCCAAGCCCCAGGAGCTATCTTGAACATGACGTCGCCGGTCTGGGTGATGATGTACTGGTCCAGCCAGCTCAGAGCCGCGTGCATGTCTGAGAAGTCTGCTCCGCTACCGTGGACGACCTTTTCAACATGCGTGGTGATGTACCGCTGAGCGAACATCGCGTTGAGCGCCCTCAGCAGCTGGGTGAGGTCGCCGTGGGTCGGGATCAGGGTCGGGTCGGCGGTCAGCTGCTGGGCGTTGATGATGACGTTGAGGATCTCGATCTGGTCCTCGTCGATCGAGGACGCCGGCGGGATCGACCCGGCCGTGCCCGTGGTCGGGTTGCCGTTGACGTACCGCTGGAAGGCGCTGCCGTCCGGCGGGTTGGGGCTCGGGATGGCGGGCTGGTCGGGGAGCCCGTACGGCTGGCTGTACTTCAAGTCACCCTCCTTCGTTCACGGCGTCCCCGCCATCGGGTCCATCGGCGTCATGCCAGAGTAGTCGAAGAACACGTTCGTGTGGGCGGGCTTCCACCGCCTGATCACGCACTCGAGGTCGAGCGCCAGGCCGATCGTGAGGTGGTGGTCCAGGCCGCACTGCCCCTTGCTGCACCGGAACCACGTCAGGCGAGACTGGTCCACGTGGACGAACCACGCGTACCTCAGCTCCGGCGGCCCGATCATGGCCGGCCAGTCAGACAAGCTGCCGTCGGCTTGGACCGTCCGGTTGTCACCGACCCGGTCGAAGCCGCCGGGGACGGGGCCGCCGACCAGCGGGGCCGGCCCGCACAGCGTGAACGGCCGCCACTCCGTGATCGAGATCGTGTAGCCCAGTCGCTTGGCGAAGTCGATGAAGAACTGCCTCGACTGCGCGCCCTCGATGGTCATCCGCTCGACCAGGGCGACCTGCCGCTCGCCGATCGTCGACGGCCCCTTGTAGCAGGGGTCCGGCAGGCCGAAGTTCCGCTCCCAGTCCGGCAGGAGCTCGACCGTGGCCCGCGGGTCGCTCTCCCGCTCGAGCAGGTCAGCCGCGCGGCCGTCCACGAAGCCCCACACGCCGGCCAGGCCGTACACGACCTTCTGCAGGACCGTCTCGCCGTACCGCGGCCACGCGATGCCCTGCGGCAGGAGGTCGGCCAGGGCGGCGGCGTACTCCGGCTGACCCCGCCGGACGTGGCGGTCTCGCGGCAGCGGCTCGAGGCTCATTGGCGCCTGAACCTCTGCGTGCCGTGCGGCGACGACAGCAAAGTCGCGACCGTGCCCTCTGGCTCAGGCAAGCCGTGGGCTGCCGTGGTCGGAGGCGGCACGACGTACGTCACCGTCCCCAGGACTGCCAGGCAGCCGTTGTTCGGCATCGGGTGGTCGTCCATGGTCAGGGTGAACTCGCTGGTGACGCGAGAGATCGCCTCGCTGACCCACGCTGCGTAGATCGTCTGCGCCTCGACCAGGACGCCGCTCTGGCTCCTAGCCGGCGCGGCGTTCTTCTCCAGCATGTCCGCGACCGACGCCTCGGTCTCAGCCCGCAAGCTCAAGCTGTCGTCGACCAGCTCCAGCGTGTAGTCGATCGGCTCAGGGACGGGCGCCTCGACGAACAGGTCCTTGACGGTGACGGGCCGCACGGTGTCGAGGTACGCCCTGACCATCGCGACGTCGTCGGTGGTCGGGAAGCCGCCCTGGTC